GAAATAGCAAAGCCCTGGCTTGAGAAAGTCGGGGCTTTGTGCATAAAAAGAGGATGTGTACATTTTGACACACCCTCCGGCTAAAGATTAGAAAGTCAATGACTATCCTTATGGATGATAGTCTGGGTCAACGGATGGACCGCTTGGATTGCTTTCTGTTTTGTGGTTTATCTTACCAACATTGTCGCTCTTCTTCACCTCGTAAGGCTTGAAGTCGATGCCCGTGAGGAAAGCACGTGTGCGCCCAATGTCGCCAGCCTTCCAATGGGTCTCTGGTTGGAAGTTGATGCGTGTGCCGACAATGTTCTTGGCTACGTTGAATTTCTCAACCGAATCGGCAGGCTTGGTTTTCAAGCCAACCTTGAACGAGCCGAAGCCGTCGAGTACCACTCGGTCGCCATTACGCATGTGGCGAGCCATTACGTTGACAAGTTCACGCAGAACTGCGTAGACATCCGCCTGCTTGGCAGAGGTGTTTTCCTCAATCTCCTTAGAGATAGACTCGAGGTCGGCAACATCACTGACAACGGCACGTGCATAGAACTTGCCTTTGGTTTTACTCTTTGTGCGAACGTCTTGGTAAATCTTAAATTTTACTGACATAATACATTGATTTTAAGGGTTAATAAATAGATTTATATAAAGCTATGCTTTTGATGATAGAAAGCTATGCTTTGGACGATCAAAAGCTATGCTTTGGATGATCGAAAGCTATGCTTTGGATTTCTGTTCCTGCTGCTGTTCAAGAACCATTCTGAACAGTCGCTCTTTCTCTTGGTACTTTTGGAGGTTCCGCTTATCAGCCTCTCTTTTCTCTTTACGATCCTTGCGCTTTACGAACGACTTATAACGCTTGATGTTGTCGAGAACGTTCTTGTGCTGGCGGAGGAACTCGGCTGGGTCAGTGCGGAGCAACTTGATGAGCTGGGCTATCTCTGAGCGTCCGAAGAGTATCGGGTGTTTGCAGAGGAACTTACCAGTGTCGTTTAACGCTTGCAGCTCGGCAAATGCTTGAAGATTGCGGATGCGCAGCTCTGCCATTTCAGCAACAGCCTGTGCGGTGGGCTTTGTCTCCAGCAGTTCGTCGAGCTGCTTCATCTTGCGCCAAGTGTTGATGCGGTCGTTATAGAGAACTGTTGCCATCTGCACGTCCGCATCAGCAAGGTTTTCCCAGTCTATTTTCGGGTACTCTTCTTCTTTTTTTTTGGAGTAGCAGGCTTCTTTGGTTGATTGCCTTTTCCTTCTTCGGAAGAGTTATCCACAGAGTTATCCACAATATCGTTACCTTCACCATCTGTTGGGTTCTCAGTACCAGTGCCCTCTGATGGAGTACCGTTACCTTCACCTCCTGAATTGTTATCAGTGTCTTTATTTTCTATAGCAAAGAATTCGCGACGATTTCGCACGATTTCGTCGTGTTCACAAACGTCGAGCAATGCAAACAGAATATCTTCTGAATTCTTCTCGGGTGCATGGTCGAATCGTACAAAGTCGGTGCTTTGTGGATTCTTCTCATGCAGCAATGCGAGGTCGGCTTCTACAGCAAGTGGATTAACAAGCTGGTTGAAGTGAATAAGCTTTTCTCTTGTACTATACATGGTTTCTTATTTTAAGTGAAGAGAGCAGAAAAACAGAACGCCGTCCTTCTGCTCTCTGTAGCGTGTTATACTCCTGTACGAGATACTTCGACAAGTGTCGTTGTGTCAAGAACACGGAGCGTAATAGATGCACCTTCCTTTGCCGTCCATGTGGCACCGTCTTCGAGAACGAAGGTTGAGCCGTCGGCAATAGTGGCAGGCTTATCGGTACCAGCACCGATAAGGGTAATGTATCGTCCCTTGTCCGCCTTGGTAAGACCCGATACGCTTGCAATGGCTGCTGCGCCTGTTGTACCATTGGCGATTTTGTAGGTATTGGCATTTGCCTTAATGGTAATGCTTGTAGCTCCAGCAGTCACTTCTCCAGCATCCACTACGGCAGGATTACCAGTATAGAGGAGTGGTAGGTCTACAGAATTACGCTTAAAGGTGAATGTGCCATAACGACCGTCCTTATCGTCTTTGATCTCCGTATTGGCAAGGATAATAGGACGCTCGAGTTCACCAAGGATATACCAGTCGGAAGACTTAACGTGCTTGTAGAAAATAATGAACTTTCCACCACTGTACTCTTCTATAAAATTATACAAGTTCACACGGGCACCACCCATGATGAGAACGAAACTATTTTCACCAGAAGTCGTAATATCTCCCTTTTCTGTAGTTCCTGTAAAGGATGGTATATCATGCGCCTCAAAGTAATGAGGTATTTCGCCTGGTTTTAAAGGTATAGGTGCAACCTCGCGTTGTCTATTGGGCTGTGGGAATGGCTTTGTGCGGTCTATTTGATCAAGTGCCACAAGGTAAACTATATAGGAAATAGCAGAACCATGCGTATCACGGTCAGACACATCATCGATATGTCCTACCACAGCCATAGAGGCAAACGAAACCAAAGAGCCGGTAGCCCCGAGTAAAGAGTAATCGAGTAATGCTGCAAGGAGCATTGCGAAACCAAACACTGCAAATGTTACCATGAACATTCTGCGAGCTTGACGATCGGCATAATTGAATCCCTTATTACGGTTGTACGCACGGCATCTTTTTTGAATTTTTGTTCTTATCATTTCTTTATTAAATTTTGCGGGAAGCCGAAGAGTGACTCCCCGCGGTGAAACAACATCTATATACTATAAAAATGGATTTCTAATTAACGACCTCCAGGAACGTTAGGCTGGAGTGCCTTGTTGATGGTGCGTTTACCACCTACGCAGCGTTCCATCTCGCGGAAGTTACCATCGTTACCAAGAATCACCATGATGTAGTCGCCTACCTCTGAAGCATTAAATGCTGCAGTGATATTAGCAAACTTACCACTCTTGGCAATCTTTGGAAGATGGGTCTTATCGCCACACTCAATGCAGTAAGCTACTCCAGCCTTTGCATTTTCGATGTCGGTGTAAGTTTCCTGTGTTGTTGTGCTTCCAGTAGTCAACCAGAAACCTTTGTTGGCATCCAACTTGTCGACGATGGTTGCTGCAAACAGGTTGATGAAAATCTGCTGCCACTCGTAGTTGTTGTCGTCCATGGCTTTCTTGGTGTCGAAGCGACGACCAGTGAACGATGCTGAACAACCTTCTTTCCAAGTGCTCCATGCGCGAACTTGCTCCATCTGCTCCTGCATCTTCATTGAGAGCATCTCGCCAGGAACAAACTCAAGGAACTGAATGTTGCCTGGTTGATGCAGCATCATGAATGGAAGCTGACCGAGGTATGGCAACCAAATAATACGAACGGTAGTGTCAGGAACGATATTGAGAGCTCCCATCGGACCAGAGAAGTCGGTATCCTTGCCATAAGTGGCACGTACGTTCTTAATCCACCAAGCTTGGTGATTCTTGTTCAGATAGATGCAATGCTGGTCGAGATCCATATCTTCCGTGATAGATGCGCGTACGTCTGCAATGAATTCCTGTACTGCAGCAAGCATTGTAGCCTGCGCATATGAACGATACTCATCGCTTGCATGTGGTTTGATGTCATACTGATGCACATAACGCAGAAGCGTATAGAGAATACCAGTACCAGCATTGTTGTAGCTACCAGCTACGCCCTGTTCTGGCTTAACATAGATACCACGCATACGACGTTTATTCTGTTCAACCTGTGCAGTAGTGAGGGTGTTGAGCAACTGATACTCAATCATCGTCCACTTGATTGGGTCTGAACCTTCCTTGTTGAGATAGCCGATGTACTTGCGCTCGAGTTCCTTCATAGGTCCCCATTCCATCTTTATCATGGCATCGTCTACATAACCCATGTGGTTTTCGATCTTCATACCACCCTTGAAGACTTCGCCAGACTGATAAGCCTGTGAGACTTCGTCGAAGAATGTGTTGAAGACCAGGGCACGGTCTTGATAGCCGTAAGCAACAGGGAAGTACTGTGTCATATCACGTACTTGAAGCACGCGAGCAATGAGCGCATCTTGACGCAATACGATAAATTGGTCGCCTACACCAGCTTTCTCCACACCTTCATAGTTAGTGGCATACTTGCCTGCAGCAAGGGCAGCAGCATCAAGCATCTTGTTTTCTTGCAGATACCGGTAACGCTCCTTGAGCGACTTGGCATACTGACAAGCTGCTTTATGGAAGGCAACGCCGTCCACTTGTTCGTCAACTTCAGGCAAAGCTGCAGCAGCACGAGGATTTGCAGCTATCTTATTCCAACGACTATCCATAGAGAACATAGAGTGTTCTATTCCAAACAAATACGTTGGAGTATTGCTGAAACCATTAATGCTAACTGGAGCGGAATTTACAGTCTGCTCAGGAATATCTGGAGCAGCTTTTTCCCCCAGTGCTTTAACATCGGCACGGAGTCCGTTAATGCCTGCGATGATGCTTTCTACCGAAGCATTGGCTTGCTGAGCTGGTTGCTTGCCATCTTCGTTTTCTACGGTAGCTACAGGAGCAGAACCAACAAGTACCTCGTGAATGGCATTGAGCGTCTTTTGGAACTCGGCAGTCTGCTCTGCCGTTTTCTTGGCAGCTTGTTCTGCTGCAAGGTCTGCGCTCAATTCTGTCTGATACTTCTTTTGGTATTCAGCTATCAACGAATTGAATTCCTCGTTGGAGAGGGTTTTGCTCTCGAACTTCTGATTAAGATTCAGAAGTTTGAGAACTTGCATAAGTTTTTCTTTGAAGTTCATAAAAACTAAGATAAAAAATTAAACATTATATATTGTATATGGCAGTCTTCATTTTTTTTGTATCTGTATACTCGTTTGCCATAGCAACAGCTTCTGAAATGGCTTCACCCATAGTTCTGCTACCGTCAGTAAGACCGATTTCCATAGCCTGCGGAGTGAAGAATGTTTCTCCACGCAATACTGGTGCGTCATCAGGGAGGTCTGTGAGCTTACTCCGCTGAGAACGTACTGCAGAAAGAAATTGTTCATTCATAGGATTGAGTACGTCATTGACGTATTTCTCATCTTTGCCGTTATACAAATCTTCGAAGGTTTTATTCTTCAAGTCAGCGTTGGTCGCTTTCGCTTTCATGTGCTTGATACCAAGTTTCTCGTAATATCCCTCGAAATTGTAAAAGCTACACATGGTACCGATACAGCCCACGTAATCATTTGCAGTACGGGCATAGACACGTTGTCCATGACAGCCGATGTAGTATCCTGCAGAACAACACATCTGTTCATAATATGTGATAATGGGTTTCTCGCAATTACGCAGTGTCTCGCTCAGTCGGTCAAGATACCACGCCTCTCCACCTGGAGAATTGATATGCAGGAAATGGCAGGTGATCTGTGGATTGGCTTTT